CCTCAATATAGATATGAGCAAGTTCCTCCAGATGTATTATAAACTCATCGGAATATGCCATTGTTCTTAATATATATAATTGTTCGATTATTTACAGTACTTAACATAGAAAGTATATGGCACCACTTTTAACTTAGCAAGCAACCATATCAGATGCTTATATTTTTTAAAGTCATATTTATCATAAAGATTCCTATCTCCCATCCTCATGTTGACCATTCTAAGAATCTTCTCAGCTCTATCTCCGAACTTAGTGAAATCAAACTCTGACTTATTACTGAATATCTCTCTAGCCTCTTCTTTTGAGAGCTTACCACTTCTCACTTGAGCTGATAGATAAACAATTCTTTTGTCAATGTTAAACTTCTCTGGCAGAAGGAATGAACCAACAAACTCAGTATAAACATTCTCACAATGCTTACCACCATAATCTTGCCAATTTATTAACCTCTTCATCTCAGCCTCCATTGTATCTCTATCAAATCCATAATGAAATGGCCTCACATTCTTGATTCCAACCGCAGCATAAAAGAGCTGATCCTTAAAAGTGAATAGAGGATAGTTCTGAAGCTTTAATCCAGTGTACTTGTTGTATATTGATTGAATGTATTTTGCATCCATATATGTCCATCCTTTTGGAGTTGATCCTTCAGTTCTAAAATCATGACCATTAAGAATGTATTTGATACCATATTTGAATGCTGTATCATACATTAGCTTAGTCATTGCAATATCATTTGGAATATCAGCATCAGGAACTCCAGCCACAAGGAAGGCATCATTAAGTCTATCATATTCAGCCTTGTTGACAGTATATGTGATTGAGTCAACACCAAGCAACTTGACTAACTGGCTCATGTTGTGAATAGCCTCTGGAGCATTCCAATGATTATCAAAATGAATAACCAAAGGTCTCAATCCCCAGTATCTTACCGCAGTGAATAATAGTGTTGAGGAGTCAATACCTCCAGAGATACCCATGATGCAGTCATAAGTCTTATCCTTACCAGCTTGCTTTATCTTAGCAATTATATGTTTAAGTTCATGAGGATTAGCTTGTAATTCAAGCTCATCATGTAAATCGCAGTACTCACATTGATGCTCACCTATTGAGGCAATAGACTCATCAAATAAACAGCGTGGACATTCTTTCATAGTTTATAAAATTGTGAAATAATTTACTAATATAATAATTATCAACATGTCTTGTGCTATATTCACGCATGATTGATTGACATATATCATCAACTGAGTTCCAAGGAATGGATCCAGGAAGATCACCATTGTAAATTGAACGCCTTCCCATCAGTCCCATCTCAATGTTAGTATTAGGACATCCATCATGAGGAGTTAATCTGAGATTGATAAAGCATTGAGAATAAACATCCACAAGCTCCTCCTTAGTGAAGGTATCATAACCAGCTCTTATGATTGGTATATCAATACGTTCTTTAATCTCATTAATTAGTGACTCACCATAATACTCTGGATAGTTGCCAGAATACCAGAATATTTTATTACCACTTGGCACCAATGGCCAATCATGAGGAATAACTGCATTGACAGGACACCATATTGATTGAATTCCTTTTGATTCAAGAGTCTGTACCACTTGATGACTGACAGCAATATTGACTGAGTCCTTTACAAACTTAATCCAATCCTCTGAGAGATCCTTGGCGTCTGATCCAAACCATACAATTGTGCTCCCTCCGAGATGTGTTGCTAATATCTCAAGGTCCTCCTGTCTATACATCCCCATGAAGACAGTATCCCATGTGCATACTTCATAGGGAGTCAGTTTATATTTATAGATCAATCCTTGATCAAGTCCAGCAAGAGATTCTGAGATGTGAGCTTGCATTATAGTTTCTCTATCTCTTGTTTGACATCCAACAACCATTGATGAGCAATGCTACCCTCATTGATATATAAGCCGTTTCTTATATCAAGCATCTCATCAACAGCAATCAAAGCACATTTCTTGGCTATTACAGTACATAGTATTTCTTCACCGCACTCTGAATCTTCATTCCAAAATACGAATTTATAACGATCCACTAAATCTTCTGCTTTTTCTTTTGCATTCATAATAAAGTTTTTAATTCATTAAATCCATTCTCAAGCATTGCCACATCACATCTATCTGACTTGAGAACTCCACTCCAATGGTCAGTGAACTTATGCTTATTAATCCATTTATCTGTTGATATAGATAATAACTGCACTGACTTATCACATTCAAGAATACCAATCTCTTGATTTGTTTTCATAGCCTTTAACCACATTGACCAATCAAGGCCAGAGTTGAGTCTTGGATCAAATGGAGTCCAGTTGATTTTATCAAGGAATTCTCTGTTAAGAAAGCGACCAATGCCAATTGGCTCATTCTCTCTGACTTGGTCCTTGTATCCTTTCCAATGCACCAGTCTTATCGTATTGCTGACATCAGCAAAATGACAGCCAAGTTGACCAATCATTCCAAAGTCCTTGCTGTGCTCCTTACATCTTTCAAGATAGCCATCACTGCACCAGTCAGAAGAGCCCATAAATATGACAGCATCTGCATTGTAATTCTTTGAAGCTTGGAATCCAGCATTCCATTTGGTACCAAGAGGATCATTACTGATTGAGATAAACTCACAATTAAATTCCTTAGCTATCTCATTAGATTCAATCTCATGACCTAAAATAATCGGAGTGACACCTTGCTTCTTTAATCTTGAGATAGTTAGTCTGACAAGAGGAAATCTACCAAATACTGGTATTGGTGCAGTTATTATCATTGTTTAATTCCTATAAAATGAATACGAGGCTTAAGATGTTCACCATCATTGATTGATTTTAAGAGCTTACCCATTGCATTGCGTATACAAGTTGAGCATCCAGTATTTAGCTTTCCAAATCCCATTGCTTTATACCAATCACTGAGCTCTCTTTTCATTCCAGCATTCAGAGCAAAGGATCTTGTTGAGCTGTATCTCTCAACTTGCTCTAATAATTCATTACTTACTTTCATAGATCAATATTAAGTCAGACAATAGATAAGTAATGAAAGCTAACCCAACCAGATGCCAATCAATAATTGAGGATGCAATAACAGCAACCCAGAATGATAGACAGCTCTGGCATGAGAAAGGTTTAATCTCTGGAAGATTGAAGCTCATCAGAGCTCTGGCAAATCCTATTGGTAATAATATTATAATCAGATAAATCATTTTTAAATTGTTTGATTGCTAAGTGAATTGTGTCAAGACTTATTCCAGTCTCATTTCTTATCTCTCTGTAAGTCATTCCCATCAGATGCATCTTGGTTATTTCCATAGTGAACAGCTTCTGATCATCTAAAGGAGATTGGTGAAGATAATCATCTAAGAGTTTTTGAGCTTCTGATACTTCGTATTCATCCTCAGATTTAATGTTGAGTTCTGGAAGCTCTTCATGTGACTTGAAAAGCTTATTGAACGATGAGTCTCTCCAGTTGTATTGATTGTAAGCGTATCTTGCAAAGACTCTTGGTAAATCTTCTGACTGGATATTGAGCTCGAACACCAAGAGATATACATGGCTGACCAGGTCCTTTGATATTGGATTTCCTCCAGTAATCTTGTTTGCGATGATATAAGCTTCAGTGTTCCAGAATTGCACATGTAAATTTATTGATTTTTAAGATACCAATTAAACCATTTGATGTAAAAGTCTTCAGAAACCTTATCACCTTTCATGAATCTCCAAAGCTGAGTTGTATTCACTCCAATATCTTCAGCAATATGGATCTGTTTATATCTGTTGCTAACTCTTGACTTAGTCTCTCTGAGCATAAAGTCTTTGATGCTCTCATCAACATTTAGGAATATGTTTATTGACTTCATTTTCTTGATATTACGACAATCCAGAATGTGGCTAAAATTATGAATACAAACAATCCTATCATATCAAAGAAGAGATAAATAGTGTAATAAAATAATCCTATCCCTGATGCAATCAAGGATAGGAATAGAAACCATAAAATATACTTAAGCATTAGAATAGTTTTGATTGAATTTTATAAGCATTCAAGCTATTATAATACTTACCGTTATATTCTCTACCTCTTACATCAAAAGATATCTCAAGCTCTTCACCAATTCCATACTGATCAAGCTCTGAAATTCTATCATTCATAATTTGGAATTGCACTGATTGAGGATATTTCTCATCTTGTGTCTCAATTACAAAATCCATTACTCTAAACTTTTCAGAGATTTGTCTTGGCTCTGACTTCACTATCAGCTTACCTGTTAATTTTAAATCCATTTTTTTTATTATTTAATTGATTAGTATACTTTTTTAAAATAACCCCCATGGCACAATTGCCGATTTTATGCGATGGGGGTGTTACAGCTTACCAGAGCCTACTTATTATTTAATTGATTAGTATACTCATTATAAAACTCAGTTGCAGCTGTAAGCTTCTCAACCATCATATCCTCATTGATATTATTCCTTTGATATTCCAGAACAGTGATTCTCTTTGCTGGATCAATATGAGATACTTTGTGAATGAACTTATTGTCCCAATCACCAAGCAATACATCATCAGTATCAATCATGCAATAGATTAGATATCCAACTGGCTTATCTAATAGCCAAAGATATCCTCTGATCTGCCATTCATATTGAGCATTGATTCCTTCCTCTGGAGTTGCTGGCCAAGTATCAAGAGACCAAGATGTTTTGATGTCTATGATTGAATTGTCAAGAATAATATCTGGCTCACCTGTAAGGAATTCATTCTCAAATCTTTCTTTATTCTTAACATAAAATGTACCTTTAACTTGATTGACCAGAGCAATTGACTCCTCTTCCCAGTCAGTCCCCTTAAGCATTGGTTTTGTTTGAAGGTGAGTTGAATATCCAAAGTAATCCTCTTTTGCTTTTGTTTTAATATAGCTCTTAGCAGTCTCTGATAAAACCTCTGACTTTGCTTTTGGCTGAGTCATAAGCTTTCCTAATGATGAAGGTCTCCATTTCATAATTGTCCCTCCTGTTCTTTTGTTAATGAATAATTAGTTTTCAATTGATCAAGAGTATATTTACCACTTGTTATGGCTTCTTTTGCTCTATCAAATTGATCTTGAGATAATACTGGCTTCTTATTGACCACAGCTGATGCAGTATTTCCATCATCATCAACAGCTTGCAAACTCAATAATGATTGTAATGTGCCTCTTCTGAAATAAGTAATTGCTCCGAGTAGTTTCTGAGGATCAGTGATGTCTGGCAACTGCATCCAAGACTCAACCATATCACCAGAATCAACATCAATAATCTGAGTAAACACAATATGATCCTTGACTGGCTGCAATAACACTAATCCATTCTCATGAAGGATAGGCTCAACTGTCTCAAGCAATGCGTTGATATCAGCATAAGACTTTTTAAAATGTGGATTCGTGGCATTCTTAGCCACCTTTCCAATGTTCATCTTGGCCATGTGGAGCTTAGCCCACAATGACCTGTTAAATGGTTTATTTTCCATATCTGTTTATTTAAGGTTTTACAAATGTAATAAATAATTTTCATACCAACTTACAAAAGAATCAAAATCTCTTGCAATAATATATATACCTCCAGCTTTCTCAATCATTTCTTGATATTGTTTCTGTACTTCTGACTGAGCATCTTTCCCATACTTCACCTCAATCTTGACTGACCTTCCTCTGATAGTTGCTGAGATATCAGCTGTGCCTTTTGTGCCTTGTCCTGGAGTCCATTTGCCAGCAAGTTGTTTCTGATATTGCACCTCTCCAGTACCAACCTTAATCTTCTTACCTTCTCTATACTGGCCTTGTGATGAGATCCTTTCAGCTTGTCCACCATTGGCATTGATCCAGAAGATAATTGACTTAGTTAAGCTATTCGCTGAGTTATCCTTCCAATCAGTTAATGGAATAAGTTCTGGTCTCATGGATGGATACTTACTTGTCAACTGCTCTATCTCTAGAGCTTTGAGTTTATCCTTGTTAGATTTGTTCATAAGTATCTCTATAGTAATTAATTGCACAATCATCAGCTGAATGCTCAAAGCCAAGATCCATGTAAGCATCATGATGAGCATTGATAATCTGTTGTTGTTCTAGTTTTTTGGCTTGTTCTATCTTAGCAATAACTATATCATCTATTGGATAAGAGTATAGTTCACTAATCAACCAATCAATTGCTGTCTCTCTTTTCATTCTATCTGTTTTTAAATATTACAAATCTTCCTTTATGATTCTTTCCTTTCTCCAGTTCCCATTCTTTGTATTTAGCGTATTCAGCAATCCATCTTGCAAATCTCTGAGGATTCATATCTTTATATCCATTATATTCATTCTGGAATTGGTTAAATAATTCATTATTATAATATGACAATTCAGTTGTAAATTGGTTATCTTGTGAGAAATCAAAGAAATCTTGAGATGTTGCCTGAATAAATCTCTTACTATCTGCATTGATACTGATTGACTTGGTTAATCCATTTCTCAAAAATAGCTGTAAGTTCTTAATCATGTAATTATCAAATCTTGACCAATCATCTTTGGACCATTGATCAAATAACAACTTACCATATTCTTTTAATGGTGAGTTATTAGCATTAAAATATTGATAGAATTCTATCTCATGTCTTCTCCTATCATGAGAGCCTCCAGCTCCAGATATGACATAATTGGTTGTGATTACTATTTTTGGAGATCTATTGAATGGTATAAAAACTTCATCCTTATTCTTTCTATTTACTGTGATTCCTTCAGATACAATCATGAATAATTGCTCAAAATCAAAGTTCTTTTTTACATCATCAAATGCCAGTATCTGAGTATCTAAGTTTACTCTTTGATATAAGAACTCAGACTTACTTGGATTGAATGATTTACCATCAATTTTTACTGTCTTTCTAAGATAACCAACAGCTGTAAGCATCAAAGATTTACCACTTCCACCATTAGGATTTTCATCAATCTCTTGATCATTGAATATAATTGCTTTTTGATTAGTCTTATCCTTAAAGCTATGCACTAAATAACCAAGAGTTGACTCAAGACTGGCAATTCTATTCTTGTCATTATTACTCACTTTGTGGACCAGGTCTCTGAAATCATTATCAAAGTCAACAACAAGATTGAAATCTCTATCAATGATCTGATTTTCCCAAATATAACCATCAACATCAATATAAGATAATAATTCTGTTGAATCTCTCTTTATCTTAACCACTCCATTACGATAAGGAATAAAGCTTGTATCTTCAATATCCTGAAGCATCTTAAGATAGATTGAATCAATCATATTCAAGTGATTCTCTGAGAATAGATACGTTGACTTTGAGCAGAAATTCCATACATTGATATGACCTTTATCAATTAAATAATTCAATACAAAATCTTTAATCTGATCAACTGATGACAGCTTAACCTTATTCTCAATGACTCTGACAAATGTTGGCTTTTCAGCATTCTCTGGATAGAACTTATTGAATCCATTTTTTACTAAGAATTGAGAGTATTTTAATGGCTCAATAACAACAACCTCACTATCTTTCTTTTGAATGACTGTCCAGAATACATCATCAGCATTGGTTGCATTGTCTTTGATATCATTTAGTATCTCATCAGAGATATTATGTTGTTTTTTAATTTCATCTTCATTGACTCCATTCTTAAGCTTAAGTTTTACTCTATTAATAGTTGATCTATCTTCAAAGTATTTTGAGTTAAAGCTGCTCTTTCTATATGCTGATTTTATAGTATTAAGCATCTCTTGATGGCTGAATGAACTTCCAGTAACATAGTTAGAATACAAGTGATGCTCTGCAATATCTTGACTGATTCCATAATCACATAAACAGCAAGCAATCTCAAATATAAATTGATTACGACTACCCTCAACAAATTGATTCTTAAAATCAAACTTCTCTATCAGCTCAATTATCTTAGCCTCATCATTAAGAATACAAACTGGAGGCCTCTCAATATATTGAAAACCTTTATCTTCTGATATTCCTTCAAAGACTTGACAAAATTCATTGTAATAAATATTGGGATCATAAGATTCAAAACATACTCTTGAGACATCTTGATTCTTTCTATCAAAATAATCTGACTTAAAATAATCAGCATAAGCTATGAATCTTCTCTTATGTTCAGATGCTGTTGATTTTGGTATTCTTATGACTGCCTTCCATCCTTTCCCTCCTGGTGACATAAACACAATCATCACATAAGGATCATTAATAAGACGTTGTCTCTCAGCTTCCATGATTTTATCTGTTGGATAACCATCAAAATCAAGAATACAAAGTCCAGAATGCTCAACCAATCCATTAGCGTTCCTTTCAGTGAAAGTACCATTGAACATGATTGCATAAAGTTTATTCTTTGCTTCATTATATTCTGGTTGACCTTTACTCATTGTTCTAATGATCTCAATTTTCTTGATTAAGTCATTAGTTCCTCTCCTAATTCTTTCAACTACTTCTGGAATTGATAAAGAATATGGAGTCTCTTTTGTGCTAAACAGCGATTTGAATACTGATATTTTCATATTTATGTGTTTTATACTGTGTAAAAAAAAAGGAGGAAAGGACACAGTAACCTTTTACAGGGCAGCTAACCGCCAACCTCCTATGCAAATTTAAATATAATTTTCAATTCTGCAAAAACGTGACAAACATTCCAAGTTTAGGACAAGTTTAAAACCACTTGTCACGCCTATAAACCTTACTGGTATTGACTTTCAGTAAAAACGTGACAGGTGGACAAGCATTTTTATTGGGGTCCCCTAAAAAAATAAAAAAATTATAGGAGAGTAGAATAGGAGAGTTGGCATGTTGTCATATCCTCCAGCCATAATCTTATCCTTAATAAGCTTCAATGCAGTGGTATTATGGCAGTTCATAACATCTTGGAATATAGTATCTTGTGGTATTTCAACTGAAGGATTTAATAACTCATCACATTGATTAATATACCTCATATACACTTTATCTCTTTTGAAATAAGCGTCATGAATTTTCAGAGCATTGATCACTGTTGCATGATTACGATTGAATAACTTACCAATTTTTGTCAGATTCCATCCTTGCTCTCTTAGTATTGAATAAAAATAAGCTCTTTGATAAACCTTATCTCTATCTCTTGATTTGGATGCTAGATCATATATCTGAATCATCTCTTTTATTTTGTCTATTTTTAACATATTCATAGTACTGTTCTATTGTGATTAATAATTCTTGTTGTTCAATCTCTTGGCTATCTTGCCATGCTTCATCTATCCAGGATAAGTCTTTCATTGCAATTGTTTTTGATCGTTAATACCTTTGAATAAGTCAGAGCTGGATGAGATCATGCCGGTAGCCTTAACATAATCAACCTCAATCTTAGCACTGTTGATGATAACAGTTCCAATCTGAGCGACTGCTTGAGCCTTCTCTATCTCTTTATTCAACTCATCTTGAGTTAATTCATCATTGTCCAGCCTTTCTAATGCTGCGAATAAGTGATCACGTAGATCATTAATTTTGTTTCTTGCCATTTATCTTCTTATTTAGTTTACTTTTTAATTTCATTACTTGCTGAATATCATTTGGATATCTATGAATGGTATTCTTATTCATGTTATCAAGCATTGATATAAGCTCAATATTTTCAATCACACAATTCATTGTATTGCCATCCTTGAATCTGAGAATGCATCCTTTTGGAATTGGACCATGAGTATCTTTCCAAATCTTATGGTGATATAATACCCAGTAAGAATCTTTAATTTTATAATACAGATACTTTCTTCCAGTTGAATCTGTTCTCTCAACCACTGATCCATCTGGCTTCCAATTGGATGGTCTATTGCCTTTCTTGAACATGGTTGGTTGGCACTTCTGATATACCT